GGAATATTTATTTTGTCAAGTAATATAATGAGAGAAAAATTTACCGCTCACTCGTTGGCACGGTAAGCGGTAATGGGTTGGTGCAGGAAACGGGGAACGTTAACCGTTCACTCTCAAGTACAAGCGTATCAGACTTTAGTGGTATTGTCAAACATGATCTACAACGGGAAACGGGGCGGTACGTGTTTCAATGTCGCAATTACCGATGAACTCTTGTAGCTCAAGTTCGACTACACCTGTCGGAATGTTTGTTAGGTTTCGGAACGCGTTGAGCGCATCATTCTTGTCAACGAAGATGAACTCTTCAGAAAAATCCGGCACGATCATTGCACCATTCCTATAACGTGCAATGATGACATACAACTTAATCATAATTGTATCTCCTTGTCAAACCCGAACGGGTAACCCATAAGGCTACCCGCTCCCAAGAATGGATTGTTAACGCGTCACTTCTTTGCAGTCTTACCCGCCGTCGCGTCCGTTTTCTTGATCAGTTCTTTGATGTTGAACGAGAAGTAACGCTTTCCGACTGCTTTGCTCACCTTTTCGACACGGAACGCACGCCCATTATATGCGCCGTTTGGGAACTGTTCTGTGAGAGACGATTCGAGAACGGAGTGAGCAACAAGACGCGCCGACTCTCCGCCAACAAATTTGGTACCCTTTTCGCCTTCACATTCGAGCAACACGGTCACGTCAGCGATGCGCATTGGTTCAATAGTTTTCTTCTCTTCGCCCTCGCGAGGTTTGCGAACGCGCTCTGAAAAGGTTGTTTTGTCAGCTTCGATAGGAGAATCGAATTTGATGAAGTAAGGGGTGTTCTCCTTCATCACGAGAAACGGGACGGTAACGTTTTTAAAATCATACTCTTCGAGGTTAAACTTCTGATAGCCTTCAGTCATTTTGGTGAATCTCCTTTTCTGGTTTCGACTACGTTACAAGTGTACGCTTCGTTAACAGGTTACGCAAGCGCGAAACGGTAACCTTACTGTTGCTCAATCCATGCTTTTGGTTTCTCAGTTTTCGCTTTCAACATTGCCGCAGACAGGAAACAAACCGGAACCGTTTCAGCTTGTTCGATGACTAGGTTAGACTCCACAAGATACCGTGCAGCATCGACGGCATCCGCCTCAACGTTGACGATACCTAACACCGTATCGCCAACGCGAACCTGCAACTTAAAAGTGTACATTTTTGTTCATCTCCTTTTCCATCTCTTGAATGTGTTGATTCAGCTTCCGCGCACAGTCAAACATACAGCACACATAACCGAGCGCGAAACAGATGACGGCAACGAGTACGAACATGGTACCCATTAGAGTTTACCATCCAAGTACAGTTCAAACTCTTTGTTACGTGTACCGGTACCGGTTGCCCTAACCGCGCAACGAGCGCAAGTCGGAACCTCGCCCAATACAGGATGCGATACCATAGTCGTCGCAACGTTGCGGCAAAGTGCAAACCATTGGCATTCTAAGGATACATCTTGTGCGGCCTCCTTAGACTCGCACAAGATGCACAATCCATTGTTGAGAATTTTGTTTCCGTTATTGCCGCACTTTTTGCATTGTTTCCGAATCGCCATTTTCTTATCTCCTTTGCCAACAAGAAAAGGATACCAAAACGGTATCCTCAACGCAACAAAATAATCATCAAATAACGTGCCACTTAAGCGGTACACGTTACGTGCACGAGTTGCATACACGTAACGCGCACTTAAGCTATCACGGTTGCTGTGACGGATTCGGGTGTAGATAAGCTGCAACAGCAACCGCCGCACCACCTGCGACAGATGACCCGAGCACGGTTGGTGAGAAATGCCCCGAACCTAACCAGTTCGATAAGGGACCGATGGAACCGCCGATAGCCGCGAACAGCAAACCCTTGAAAAACGATTTCATAGTCGTACTCCTTTTAGTAGGTGTAACCCGTACCTGCCATACCATCGCTAACAGACCAATAGAATGGTAAGAGATTGCCATATAAACTTGTCGCGTAAGGGAGTAGGAAAAGTGCACATCGTTGGTTGCCACTTCCCGCAGACGCATTGTCGCTGTTGTTAGGTTGATGCCAGAATGGCGCGATACCTCCACCAATAGACGGACTACTAGTCGGATAGTTACCGCTTCCATTACACAAGAAAATAAGACTCTTTTGTGTGGTCACGAAAGTTGCTAGGGATGCGGGTCCGCCTCCACTGCTAAGTCCACCAGCTTGATATGATCCCACTCCAGTAGTTACAAAACCATGAATAGAACGGAATGACGACGCGGTATTAGTCGTTACAGTAAACGCGTCGCTTCCAGCGTTCACAATAACGCAATCTCCAAGCGTCACATTATCGCTTCCAGTTCCCGCACTGGTAAACCGCGTTGTACACGTATTCGCTAACGTGTCAGTAAACGTTACGACAGACGGAGCAGTACCGTTGTTCCTAAACGAAAGCAATACCGTTTGACCAGCCGTCACCGTAACCGACGAACTAACTGTAGTCGTACTCGACGCAGATTGTTCGACAATGAAAGGGTGTGCGGTAACCGTTGGAGAGGATGACGCTGCGATAGATTGCCACGTACACGTGTTACTAGAACCGTTCGTAACACAAGCCCAATTTGAGTTACTTCCCGGTTCGTTGGTAGGTGTCACCCATCCCCACTGTCCACTGTTGTCAGGAACCCAAACGAATAATGGACCCGTTATCGCGGTACACGTATAGCGTTGTTTTCCGACATGTGGAAGCGAACCGGAAGCGACGTATGCTTGTCCAACGTTAGCGATAGTACATAACCCGGCACTAGGCGGATCAGTTCCCGACAATGGATAGAATTGGAAAACCCATCCATTAAGTGTGTCATAAGTCAGGAACTTTTGTACACCTCCTGTTGGTAGCGTAGGTAAGATGTTTCCTTCGATGCCTACAACATTTTGCGACGTACAGTTACCGGTTAAGTCTGTCGAAAATGATGGACAGTATTGTGGAATATTAAGCACCGTTCCAGCGATACTCGCAGGGCCACTAGAATTGAGCGTAGTAAGCGTGAATGGAAGTGATGCTCCCGAACTACACGCCACCCAAGCAGTTTTATTGTACAGGTTACAGACTGCGGAAGGCGATGCGCTAATGTTTGTAAAAACTTGTCCACTAACGGGAGACGTAACTTCGCTGGTAGCGTAACCGAAACAAGTTTTGTCGCAGACAAATCTAGGCGCAACAACCTGCGACGAAAACGACGCGGTTTTCGAAATGTTAGCCGTTAAGTTAATCGGCAACATAACAGACGCAAGTGCACTCGTCTTAGACTGTATCGTGAAAACCCACTGCATTCCTGCCGGATCAATCAATGAAGTGTCCGGCAACGATTGCGACAACGCGCCCGACGCATTAAGGTTTCCAGAAAAGTTCGTTGTAATCGGTTGTCCCGTCGAACGGCAAATCGGGCGTTGTCCTCCGCTTGGATTCGTCGCCGTAACGGTATACGAACCGTTAGCCCAAACCGTACCATCAGAATCGGTAATCGTAGCCGTCACAGTTTTGTTACTGCACGTCTGCGACTGTAGCAACGAAGCGCACAGCATCGTTAAGGCGACACCTAAGACGAACAATCTTGCTTTCATAATGCTGCACCCCTTGCGACGTTTCCGACGATGACTTGAGTTTGTTTAAATGCGAGTACGCCAGCACCTAACAAAAGGATGCCGACTAAGAATGCAGCAACTCTTCCCCATGTAATGTCAGCACCTAACCCGCTCAACAACGCGCCTATCTTGTTCGGCGTTGTAGGTCCACCTGTAACGCCACTCGCAACCTGATAAGGATTCCCCGTTGCAATACCGCCTAGAATGTCGCCGATAGACGAACCGCTAGACTGCGACGATGCAGATGCGTTTACCGCGTCAGCATGTAACGCGGGAAGCGTCGGGAGTTGAGGTAGGATATCGGACAACTTAACTCCCCAAAATGCCGCGAATGGATGGTGTATGCAGAACCGGATTCGCAACGGGTGCGGCAAATCCCTGATAACTCTGCACGCGTCCGGGTGCGACAATCTTGACAGGATTCGCGACGGGTGCAGGATACGATGACGGTTGCAATGCTTGTGCGAGTCTACCTGTCACCACTTTGACGGGTGCGCCGATGGGGCGGAAACTGTTCCCGGTATGCGACAGTCCACCCGCATACGCGGCGTTTTCGTAAGACGGCGTGTTACTGGTTAGCTTTGTTGCAGAGAAATTGAATGCACGCATTGGTGCTCCTTTACATGACGAAATCGGATGCGGGAAGGTTGACGGCTAACAGGTTATCAAGAGAACCGTCTGCATCGACGCTACCTAACGCGAACGCTTGACCCATCGTTAAGGAGTCTTGATTAGAGTCATTGATAGGCGCAACGTTGCCCGGTTGCGGAACGTTGTACGTAAGATTGGTTTGCGCAACGTCAACAAGCGCGTTCAACGGCGACAATCCGTTGAGCGTCTCGCCGTGCTCTTCGTCGGGGGAAACTTGGACGTTCGAAAGTGTGGCGTTAACCGTCTCTTGAGACTCACGCATAATCCAGACGATTACGACAATAGCTGCGAGTGTCACGAGTCCGCCCCAAATAAGGCTAGAGTATTTGTTCATCGAACGTGCTCCTTAAAAGAGTGCACCTAAAACGCTGCTGATTGTGTTACCAATAAGATTGTTAGTCGAGATGGTTCCCGCGCTCACAGCTTGTTGTGACGTAACCGCCGCAGAAGAATCGCCTGTAGCGACAGAGTTAAGGATACCCGCAACAAGTGCGGAGTTGTGTACCTTATCGAGTTGCGCAAGCACGCTTTTGTCGATTGTAGAACGCGCATTGATTGCGCTGATTTGCGTTGCGGTTTGGTTGGTGCTTAAGGTGGACAGATAACCGTATGCAGCTTCCCGCGCCTTATCCTGAGAGGTATACTGCGCAGTAACGATATCCTCAAGGGCTTTCGAAGTCGCCTCATTCTGTCCAGCTTGAACTTGCGCCAAAGCAACCTGCGTATCATTGTTCGACTTCAGTCCTTCTAACTGTGCGCTGTATTGTGTCAACGCAACGTCATGCGCCGCGTTAATCTGTTCCGTCGCCGTAGACGCATCAATTTGTTTTGCGGCAAGGGCCGTCTGAGATTGTAGCTGTGCAACGGCTAACGCGTTGTTACTTGCAGCGTCGCCAGAACTTGCACTCTGCATGGTGTACGTTGTCGCTCCACCATTGCTACTCCCGCGAGAGAACAGATAGTAAAACACAATGAACACGGCAACCGCACCGCCACCTATCAGATAAGGGTGCTTCGAAAATAGCTCTTTAATCTTTTCCAAGTTCGGCGCTCCTTTCTTACTCTGACGGGTTCAATGTATCCGGGTCAACAAGTGGTGAGAATCGCCAGCTTCCAGCTTGCGCACCACCTAGGCCACTTACACCGGCAACCATAACCGCACGCAAGGGCGGAGGTTGAACGATAGCCCATTGGTGTGCGGGAATGTAACCCGTACCCGTCACCATGATTGCGGGGTCTGTCGCCTTGTGCGCAGGTGCATACAAATCTGCACCCGCATGGAGTATCTCACCTTGCACAGCGCCAAGTAACCCGTTACCGGGTTGCGTGTCCGTCACCTGTCGCCGTTTCCAAAACGGAAAGAATCTCATTTATCCACCTTGTAACTTAAGCCGCACAACAAACCGACAACAAAAGCTAACGCGATAAAAGTAACTTCCATTGCGTCAGTAGACGTTGTTGTAACCGCCGCCGTTGGTGATAGAATTGTAACCGAGTACATTGGTTCCAAAACCACCACCGCTAACGGGTGCTTCCGCCGCAGCCAAGTCGGACGCGAGTCCAGACGCAAGTGACTGGACAACTCCAGCGGTATTTGCATTCTTCGATACGAGTGTAGCGATAACCGCGAGACCTACAATCGCGGTAGCAATGGCGATGATACCCTGCCAGAAATCGTTCATGTTAAGAGACTCCTTTTCAATGATTGCGTCCCGACGCGATTGGTGTTTCGATTCCGGTACCCAAACCCGTGCCCGTAGATGGTGTCAACGAGTCAAGCCATTGCTGCAACGTTAACCCGTCGCTAGACGCTCCCGATTGTGGAACGCTAGACGTGCTACTAAAGAGTTGCGCATTAAACTGCTCAAGTACCCCGCCATGCGAGAGAAACAAGACGATGATAACAAGAGCAAGAAACATGCGCGAGATTGGACGCAACACTTCGATGTAACCTAACGCGCCAATAATGAGAATCGAAACCAACCAATACAGGTAGTTATTCGGACCCGTAAAGTCGCCTTTCACAAGCGTGTACAAATCTTGTTGAGTGTTACGCACACTCGACACGAGTAGTACAACGCCGACAATGATAAGCGCGAATGGCATTCAGATACCTAAGACGGTACGGTAACTTGTCAGTTCTCCACGTGCCGTAATGAACACGAGAAAACCGACAATAAGAAACACCGCAATAGTGGAAGTTTGCGACACGTTACGCGAGTCCAACCTTCGACAGTGTGGATACGCCGATAGATGGATACTTAACGCCGACAAGGTACGCGACGAAAAGAACGAGAACAACGGTTACCCAATGATACGATTTCATGGGAATCCTTTCGTGATTCTTAAGCTGAATAAGATGCTGCATTGCTAACGCTTCGATAAACTTAAGTCGCGAATCTATCGAATCAAGTGCAACCGTAACCGGAACGTTAGCAAGCACAATTTCGTTGTCCATGAACTACGCCGATTTCTGTGCGTCTTCCACGGCTGCAATAAGGTTCGCTTTTGTGTCTGTCGGATCAAGTTCCAATCCGTGCACAGATTGCGCATGGTCAACAAGTTCCTGTTTCGTCATGCTGTGAAAGTCAACGTCAACCTTTGCAAGTTCCTTGCGCACCCATTCGTTGAACGAAGGATCAACTAATAGTTTAACAAGTTCCTGCTTAACAAGTTCGCGAATGTTCATCGGATTGTTCTCCATTTTTCTGCGAAACTTATTCGCATCCGCATCGAACGCGGGATTGTAGTCGAACACTTAAGCGTCAACTACCTGTTTAACAACGGTTGACCATAGGAACGCGAGAACGAGAACGGCAACCAATCCACCCGCCCATTGGGCAACGGTAGCGTCATCATTAAGTGGCGACGTTCCCCATGCAAAGAACTTTGAAATTAACCCTTGATTCATTTCGCGCACCTCAAAGTGGAATCGTAACAGGGCGAAGAAATCGGCAAGAAAACTCCGCCCTGTCGAGCGCGTCTAGGAAAGGAGATAAGCCAAAACTAGACGTGCAACTTAATCGTTGCGTTAACTCTGCAACGAACCCGCGTTCACAACCATGTTCGGATAGTTCATCATTTCGAGTCCGACATACAGCTTCGAGTTTGCACCCGCATTGAGCGCGTTCAACACGATTTCAATGTTGCCATACTGGTTACTCGAAATCGGCTTCCGACGTGACGACGAATAGTAGCAACCTACCGGCGGATCAGTCGAGAGAATGTCACGCGTCGGTTGCGCCAAGTCAAGCGGGAACCGTTTCCAGATGTTGGTGAAGTTCGCAGACTGCAACGCCCAATAGTTGATATCCGCAGCCGAACTTGGAGCGGTACCGCGTCCGGTATCCGTTGACGTATCCTTGTTGTAAATCAGGAACGTGGAATGGATATCGCGGAAGTTCGGATATTGGAACGCGAAATCTTGATTTGCCGTGACGGGTCCGAGCGACGTGTTCTTGAGTTCGTACACCGTCGAGATATCCAGCAACGGTAACACGGCACCTTGCGGACCTTGCGGTAGCTGATCAAGATAGTGCTGGTAATTCGTCACCGTAATCGACGTGATAACCGCGCTCGTTGTCCCCTTGTAAACCGCGAACGTCGAGTCAGCACCCGCCGCTGTGAAAGGCGTGGGGTTAACCTGCAACGTAACGTTTTGCGTTGCGTTGTACATGTTCGCGAACACTGCGCCGCGCAAGTCATCGTCATTGTAAGCGACAGGGATTTCGATGACTCCGCGCACCGTTGCAGTGGTACCGTGTGCGATGGTCGCTGGCGACGTAATGATTTTGTAGTTCTCGCCGTAGTTCGCCATGTCATCAGAAATGAGCGCGTAAGCGGACGCGTAGGGCTTGCGGTGTTTGATGGAGTTAACGAGTGAGAGATGCCATCCCGCAGTCTGCACGCGTTGGTTGTTCGACAAATCGGTGTAGATGATTTGCGAGAACACGTTCGACAAACCGAAATCGGTAAGCGTCAAATCAAGTGCGCCGTCTGTGTTCTGAATCGTCGCCGTAAATGGGAGCAGAATCCGCTTCAACAATCCGACGTTGCGAAGTGAAATCACAAGCGGGTTGATTTGTGCAGGGTTAAACGTGTACGACTGAACCGGCTGAAGCATGTCAACCGAACGTGCAAGCACAGCTTGACGCGCAAGCAAATTTGCTTGCACAGCTTTCTGTTGTGCCTGAGCGGGTGTAAGTGCGGCTTGCTGTGCCATCTCTCATTCATCCATTCTTGACTTGTCCTAACGGGTCTTAGGAATGGGTCTGTTAACTACTGCGATTCGGTTGCGGGTTCAATGCCCAAAGTTGAGAGCACTAAATGTCCCGCGATTCCGGCAAGGATTAACATCATTAAGATGGTAACCCAATTTAGCGGCGACTTAAGAATGCTCCAATTCAGCATGTTAACTCCCGCTTGTTCGTGACTGGTAAAACTTCATTCCTAGGCCGATGATAAAGAAACCGACAGCAGCCATCAGAATAATCGTAATCCAGTTCGTAACATTCCACGTCACGATAACTGCCTCTCCCGATTCGTCACTTAGGAGTGCAGTTAGAAACGTATACAGTTTGCGCATTGATTTCATGCTCCAGAACGAAAACACGTATGGTGCTCGTGTCTCGCATTATAGCTTGTTTGTTAGTGAGAGTCAAGTGAAATGTTAACCGTCAATATTCCTCATCGTAAACCTGTACACTTAAGACGTTTCTTAGCGATACACTTAAGGCGAAAATAATCTAGTCTAGTCAATGTACTTATATCGCCTTCCGTATCGGTTTCAACTTCGCGTCAATCTTTGCGAGTGTTGTTTCCTCATCGGGAACCGGCGCGAGACGCGTCAACTTATCGCGTCCAACATCGTAGTACACAGAATGATACTCGGGAAGGCGCGTGTAAGCGCCACTTGGAAGGAACGCTTCGACTGTCTTGATATCGCGCTTGTCATTGAGACGATAAGCTTGAATGAAATCCGCTTCACTAAAGACGAAGCGACTAATCCAAGCTGGACGCTGGCTTAAGACAATCATCGGAACGCGCTTTGAACGTCCCTGAGTTAGCAGCGTGATAAAACGTTCCTCATTCGCGGGAACTTCACTGATCATGTATCCTTCGTCCAAGACAACACCATGACTACCCTTTTCCCAAACACGCGTAAGATAACCTGAAATGTCTTGTTTTGGCTCAGGTTGTAGAACATACAAACCGGGACGTTTCGGGGAATCGTTAGCCGTGACATATTGTGCTCGGGTAATCGCTGCTATATGCTCGTCTGTTTTGTAGTCAATAATCGTCCACGGCATAACATCGAAGTTGGCGTTAGATACATGGAACAATTCGGCGAGAGTCTTACCGCTACCAGTACACCCTAAGATAGCAAGACGCTGTTTCGAATTGGGTAGTTTGAAACTCATTCGGGCGTATTGAAAAGTGCGATTTCTTTGTCGCGTCTAAGACGCAATGAATTTAACTCCATCAGCTTTCCCTTAACATGCGCGAAACACCAACGCTTAAGCTGTACGGGAACCTGTTCCCATCCGTGCCCAAGTAACTGACGAAGAGCACCTGTACCACAATTGTGTGTGAAATCAATCAGCGCATCAAACTGATTTTGTGTACACGTTGCCGGCACCAAACTGTTTAATACAACTTCCCATTGTTGCACGTCATCTACCAGCAACGTTTCCGCAAACTCTTCAGTGATTCCGTTAGGGTACGATTCGTGTAACTCCAAATCGTGACCGTACCCTATTTGACATTTTCCGCAATCATCTTTGGCGAACAAAAGCGGGTGTCCACGTTGCCCAACTTCATTCGCCTTAATGAGTGCGTAACCGTTCACGGAAGTTTTCACGATACCTGTCCAGCTTTCGGTTGTTCGAAGTTTGCCGATATCTCGACAACCTTATCCTTTCGTTTCTTTGTCAGCTTAACGGCGACAACACGCGGACCGTATATCTTGCCACCTACCATCGCAAGATTCATCCAAGCTAACGCCTTCTCACCGATAACTGGAATGTCATACAGTTGAGATACCTTCGTTACGGCTTTCGCTAACTCTTCCGATTCCTGCTCGGTTATCGCGAACACTTCGGAATGCAGCATAGCCGATATTCCAAGGTGACACGTAAAGAGTAGGTTCGCTACACTGTTCGTAGTTTCCGTCGCGGAGGTTCGACTACGACGGCTTCCGCGACGGGTTCCTGCGTCACTACGGGTTCGGCGTCGGGTTCCGCTATCGGCACCGCTACCGCTACCGGTTGCGGGATCAACGAAGTTGCCATCTGTGTTACCTGTTGTGTCAACGTCGTAATCGTCGATTGTTGCTGCGACAATAGGTCCGTCAGGTTCGACGGCATCCGGTTCAACATCTGAGATTGGTTCTCCAGCAACGTTTCCATCCGGTTCTCCAGCACGGATAACCGAGACGATATCTGCTCCCCTACGCTTGCGAATTGTGCGCTCAGCCATGATTCTGTGATATCTCCTTCATCGCGTTCGACGGTTGTCTCGCGGGTTTCGACGGCACCTGTCGGTGTCGCTTCGTGTGTAACGGTTTCTGTAACGGTAGATTGCACGTTAGCGGTTCTCCTTTAGGTGACAGTTTCGGAAACAAACTTGTCTGCATTTTCAGGTTGCGCGAGATGATGCGCCAATGTTGGAGGCATATCTTCCGTCTTGTTAGGATCAACGGCAAACTCGACGGATTCCAGCTTGACGAGAATCAAATTGTTTTGCGTCGCTACACGGTTGAGTAATAGTTCAATTCGCGAGTTTTGTTCCCGCGTCTCGTTCCATTCCCGCTTAAGGGTTTCGATAAGTTGCGGAACAGCGGGAAGGATACGTTTGCATTCTTCCACTGCCTTAAGTCCCTCAACACCTATCATTGATTCGAACATTGATTGGAACCCTGATTTGATCACCGTTTATCTCCTTTTCAGTTTGACAGCTTATCGACGGTTGTATGCGTTCAAAACAAACTGCACCGCTGGACCCGTCACAAAGTTGCCGGTTCCAATGTCGCTTTCCACCCAAACTTCGATGGTTGCGTTACGTGGAAGGTTAACATCAAACTCGCGGTTCCACGTTTCCGGGTTATCTGCGGGAGCGGTTGCGATGACGCTATATGCCAACGGACTATCGTCCGAAAATGTGAACAGTTCATTTGTCAGGGGAATGTACACCCAAACACGTCCACTAATAAACCACTTGTTATCGCCACTTATCCAAGAGCGTAACTTGGACAAGTTAATGCGCAGTTTCTTGATAGGTCCAAAGTCGTAGGAACCTTGCACGGCTTGAATGTCGAGAACCCACTTGTAACTAAGCGGGAAGTTTGCGCCGTTAGCTGACACGGCAACCTGATTAGGTAAGTTCGGCGACAATGGACCCGCATCAGGTGCGCCGGGAGTGCCGACACCAAAGAGCGTGCGAAATGACCACGTTGCTATCGCGCCATCCGCTGGCGAATCTCCCTGCTGTTTAATCCCTCTAAAATTTGCGCTCATTGTTCCGCCTTCCGGTTCGGGTTTCGGTACCACATGTAAAAGCAAATCGACGCGCCGAATAGTGCTCTCCAGAACGTGCCTAAACCATTCACCCATAAGTCAACGCCGTTCTGAAAATTTTTATTGGTCACATACTCAGACCAAAACCATGCAAACGTTAACGCACCAAAATGCGTCACCTTACTACGCACATCTATCCAGTTCACTAGCATGTCACGTACCCCATGCTTAGATGATGCGCTGGATTCGAGTAACTGTAAATCACCCATAGCGGCGTAGCCTGTTCGCATCATACCCGATAAGTGGTAGTTAGTCAACATGAAAGTTAACGTGCCACGATATGCCACCATAATAAGACGACAACAAACACTGCCACGGTTAGGCACAGGAAACCGGTTCCGATAACGTGTAGAATTCGTGCTCTCATGCTTCGTTTAACCTGTCCATGCTACGCTGTAGCTGTGAGTGTATCGGATTGGGCATCTGGATCACTGTCGGATACGTGACACGTTCCACGGTGATAATATACTCAACGCCGTCGTGTGCGGTTATCGTATCAACTATCGTACCGATACTAAGCATGTGTTGACGTAACACAACCGCGCCACATTCGAGAGACACGCTACGGACGTGCTCTTGTTGCTCACTCTTGCAATCCATACGAAACGAATACTCGTCCGGTAGATTTGCAATCAATTTCTTCATGTCGCCGACTGTCATAAGTTCACCATTCCATGCGTTGAAATTCGTTATACAAATCGCGCATCAGTCTTTCACGGCAACCGATGCAAGGAAACGCGCAACTTACGAAACAGCGAAATGCCCTAACCGACATTTTGATTTGGTGTTGCTTTAGTCGAGAGACCATAGTCGCACCTTACTTGCTTCGGTTGCGCGACACTTACATACCCGCGTCCGTTGCATGATTTGCAAAACTCTACGTTACGAATATGAGTGTTCTGCGGGAGTCCAGTTCCGTCGCACGCGTTACATGCGACAACCTTAGAACCTAATCCTGATAGACTCTTGTCACGGATAGGTTGCCCGGTTACGTTGGCGATTGCGATGGCGTTGTTAAGACGTTCTTGACGTGTCGGCATAGGTGGTAAAATTCCTTCCGCGATAGCTACTAGCATTCGATATTCGCCAGCGAATACTCCATCGTTACCCTTTGGTTTATGACAATCTGACATAGTTAGTTTGTCTCTAACTTTGCAGTTACCGCGTCACGCATGTTGTCCGCTTCCCGAATCTTCGCGAGTAGATGCGCTATCCCGTCGCGCTTGATTCCGAGAATAACGTCGTCTATCATTCCCGCTTCATTGCGACGCTTCATTACCTGCAACGCGTCCGATGCGCCGTGCAGGAATTTGATGACGTACGCGGTACGCGTAAAGGATGGGTACATGTTTTCGGGATGCTCTTTGTTGACGGCTTCCCGACAGAGAATCAAAATTTGTGCGACGTTGAGTCTCATTGTCCACGCAACCTACTGAATGCTTCAACGCCGTCTAATTCTTTCCTTATTGATTCGCGTTGTCTACTCATTCTCCAGCATGACGCTTGTGCGTTACCAATTTGTTCGTCGGTACGTTCATTCTTACCGATAGCAATTCGCGCCTCAATCCATGCCTGTATTGCAACAAGTGCTGCCGGATCACGTGCAAGTATGACAAACGTTTCCTCATGTGGTAACGCTTTAGACATGCAAGAATCTGGGTTGGTTAATTCGTGTTCTTTCTTCATTTCTGTATCTCCTTTGCATGACGTTGAACCTTGACAGCTACGTGCTCCCCGTACGGCGTTTCGAAGTTTGCACGTGCAGGGTTGCCGACAATGAGCGGTAACACGTCCGTACGCTGTAGCTGCGCAATGGCCGCTTGCAACGTCAGACAAATGTCCGCCTTATTGTACGGCGTACCGTTCGGGGGAGTGGTGAGTGTGAGAGTGATTTTCATCGACAATCCTGTGTATGAATCATCCATAGGTCAACTGTGGAACTACCACATGCAAGATTGAACATTTGATTGCAACGAACACACCGTATAACTAAGTTATCGATTACGGTGCGCGGTAAGGTTTCATCAAATCGTTCTTGTTGTTTGATCGTTAACAGCGCTGTAAAAATTTGTTCCCATTCCCAAGTTTCCATTTCTGTTATCTCCTTTTACAGTAGTGCCAAAATCGGAATCGTATCGCCTTCCGTTTCTGAAATCAATCCGTGAAATCCAGCGTCGCCGGGTTCCATCATCGCGACACCGAACCGCTTATCGTACGGCGTAGATTCTGCAAAGTCTTGTCCAAGTTTTGATGCTGCTCTCGTAATCGGTAACACTTCCGTTTTCACGCCGTCATTAACGAACCGTAAAGGCCACTCAAAATATCGCTTTGTATGTGGACTGAACGAGTGCACGAAAGGTTCTTTGCTTACGGCGCCGCATAAATCCCAAGTTCCGCGATGACTTGCCGCACGCGGACTAATCACTAGAAAATCGGGAGTAACTTCGAACTTAGGCCACTGCTTAGAATCCCAATCATGCTCCATCCAAGTGTCGCGAATTTTTGAGCGCAACCGGAACACGTCACGGTTGCCGATTCCTCTCGACTTAACTTTGCCTTCCCCGTCGAAGTACATGCCGGGTTTAATGAGAAACATCTCTTCACGTTTTGCGTATGACCACGAACCTAGTTCGGTTGACGATGTATGAAGCGTCTTATGTGGACTTGTAAAATAGATGCCATCGGTTGCAATCATCGCGACAGCTTTTGACTTCTTAGGATGACTCGCAATCGCCGCTAGAATCTTTGTCCTACAATGCGATGTTATCAGAGACGCGTAAAGAACGTTTGCGAATTTCGGTTGTCCGACAGACTGTGCAACCTTTCCATATGCAGAGTTATACACAAGTTTGATAGCCTTACCTTGCGGAGTATCCTTGCCGACTTCCACGCGCACATTGTAGAGTGTTCTAAGTTCTGCAAACGGTTTGTAACTTGCGCCCGGTACATATCGCAGAATTTCAAGCGGATGAATTTCACTTATCAACCCAGCTTGTTTAGCTGCTTTCAGTTCGTGCGCCCAATACCAACCTTGAACAAGAAACGGATAGCATACCGATTTTCCGCTCGGTTCCCGATGCGGTACCGGGCCTAACCAATCTGAGTTGCCGACGACGCGACAATGGAACAAACACCATTCGTCGTCTAAGTTACCGTCGTTTGTCCACGTACCGCCTTCCATCGGCAACGCACTCATTGCATCGGGATATGCAGAGTTAATGTCATACTCATACAGTGTGCCTACGGGTCCGTGTGCAGTTATCTCAAACCGTCCACCGTAGTATGACGCTCTAAGTGCATCTTCTATGTTCGTTTCTCGTAACGATGCAGTTGGCGCATTAATGTTATTCAACCAGATGTTGACAGCGGCACCGGGTCCGTACCAGTTACGCGATGGTATCTTGATATCCATCTTCTTATAACCGTCTCGCATACGGTCCATAAGTCGAGTTAGTAACGCGTTCTCAAGTAAGTTATACTTGATCATTTCTTCATCAGTTTGAGTGTCTTGTCCGCGTGCGCTCTTGCCTTCGACGATAACATCGTACTCTTGTTGCGTGCATACGGGTGTAGGCCACTTACTCGGGTCCAATGCTTTTAAGAATGACGTTTGAAAGAACGGACCAACATCGCATATATACATCCAAGATTGTGAACCTTGCGGACGTAATTTAAAACGCTTCATTCCAAGTATGTCAAACTCCCATCCTAGATACTCGACAGGAAACGGAATGCGATTGTTGCCGGACATTGTTCGTGCGCGTAACTCGGGTCTGAATAACATACGTGCGCGTTCTGCGGGAAGTGAACGTAACCAGTAAGTGAAATCGTAACCTAGATAGAACCCGACAAATGATGCTGTCGGATTCAATTGGAAGTGATCGTATAGGAACGAACAAATGTCAGGAAACTCTAGCGCGTTACCATTACGGTATAGTGTCGCGTCGCCGACTGAGAGAATGTGATACCTGTTCGTGTCGCCGTCTGGTCGCGATTCGCCGTCTACTGCAACAAACTCAAAGTTGCCAGCGGCGCGTTGCGCTGAGCGTGCAGTGTTATGAGTAGCTTCATGCTGACATTCTCGCGAACAATAAATCGCGTTACGTCTGCGACTAAAGATAGGTGCGCTACAACGGCGACAGATGTACATTATTTTTCACCGCCATGATAGCAGTAAGGATTATCGCCCTTGTCTTCATCGGGATGGTCATCCCAATAATCATTCAATAATTTTGTGTAACGTGCAGGGCCTATCTTCTGTGCGTGTTTGAATTTCTCTTTACGGGATGCGGTACGCGGATTGAATCTTGCGGGTTTCGATGCAGGTTTAGATTTAGGTTTAGTTGTCGGTTTGTTCGCGCCGTATTTGAAATCTGTTTTAGGCTTAGGTTTTGTTTTCTTTTCTGGTACAGGTTTCGATTCCTGTTTAAGTGCGCGTCGCGCTTGCGCTAGACTGTCGAACTCTTCGCCTAACAAGCGCTCTATTTTCCGCTGCTCTTGTGCGGCGGTTTGCGTGCGTCGGATTTTGCGTTCTTTCGCCAACGATTACCTGCACCCAATCAACCGCGAGAACTCGTGTCGGTTCTATCGCAGGTTGTAAATGACACAAAAGTGTGACGGTTAAGTGCGCCACAAAGTAAAACAATTAACGAAAACAACCAAAGTGTACCGTATAAGTCATTGAAAGTAAAGCGTTTATTGTCCACATTATCCACAGGTTATCCACAACTTTTTCACAGCCGGCGTTACGTTTTCCCTTGACAAATATTTTTCTTGACAACATTGCTCTCATGCGCGTATGTGTTTCGCCCTCCGCCGTAGG